CTGCAATCGTCATTCGTTCCCTACTTTCGTCTTTTAAGTAGTACTTAACTAAATCATAGCAAGCAAGCTTTAAGTCATCAGGTGTAGCACTATACCCTGCGGTATAAACTACTTTCACTGCTTTTCTCCCTCTTGGGAAAGCTTTGTCTACATTTTCATTTGTGCGAATAATACTATCTGTTAAATCATCAACGGTATACTCATATTTACCACTACTATCGGAATTTTCCTTAATGAGGGTGACATATGTGTCTGCTTGTGATTCTCTTTCTTGTACTGAAGTTACCGCTCTAATCGGTCCTTCCCCTAACATAACTCTAGTCGTCCTAGCGTCTTTTATGTCAAAGTATTCTGTCTTGGCACTTGAATAGTGATCAACAAGGTTAGTACCACAATAGTTTTTAACTAGTTGGCTAACGGAGTCGATTATTACATTTATACGAGCATCTTGTTGGACGCCAGATAGACCTTGAAAGTCTTTATAGTTTTGTAATGTTATTAAATCTGCCATAATTATTTTAAAAAAATATCGAAGGGAGCTCGAGAACTCCCTCCAAATATTCCGTAAGGTATTAACTACCTTTGTACTGAAGTGCCCAAGCTGAAGTGGTTGATGGAATCATATCCGAGAAACCAATTCTTTGAGAAGCTACAAGTACTCGTCTCTGATTAGCTACTTCGTAGTCAGATTCGATTGTAATTCCCCTTAATCTAGGCATTACGTAGTTCTTGGCATAAACTGCACAAGCGTAAAACTTAGATACTGCTGGAGTTGCAAATTCATCACAAACTATGACTTTAGAGCCAAAGACTGATCCGATTTCACCGCTGAGTTTAGTTGCCATGTCGCCAACTAAGTTAACATCTTGGAATTCCGCATCTTGTAATAAGCTGAAGTATTCTGTAGAGTTAACGATGTATACTACATCCTCTGCTCTCATACCGTATTTGCCCATGTTCTTTCTAGCAGCTAGCAAATGTAGTGCTGTCAAAGATTCAGAAGCGAATGCAGTTGCAGATTGAGTTTTGTTAGACCCTGCTAATGCAATAAGTCCGTCAAAAGTTGCTTGAGAAGTACCATAAACGCCATCTGCATGGTCGCCTAATAGTAGTGCTTGTTCGATACCTCTTGCGTGTGCTCTTACGATTGATTCACGAATCAAAGGTAGGATAGGCAAGATTGCATCTTCTTCAGTCTCGTTACCTAAGTAAGATTGTGAAATAAGCTTTTTAGTTGAAAGAGTTCTCTCAGTTAAGTCAATTCCTGACATAGTTGAGTTATAAGTATCTCCTCTTTCTTCCAAGTTACCATGTGGGCTTGCGCCTGTAGCTACTTGATTAGACTGAAATTCAGCGTAACCAGCATCTGGTAGTATTGGAATGATTTGAGTTGCAGACGTCATTGCGATTTCTCTAAATAACGGTGCTAGTACTAATTCTAGTTGAATATCTCTTTCGATATTAGTTGATACTGTTTGCTCGAAATCAGCGGAAGAAACACCCACACCTGAATGTGCGTTAACTTTTTCCATTGTATCGTTAGCAAGTTTAGTATTCCAACCTTTACCTGTAGCAAGTCCCATTACATAAGCGTCGTCAACGTCGCTTTGGAATGCTTTTTGCCAGTTAGAATCTTGTCTGTCGCCAAAAACTCTTTTAGATTCACGAATTGCTTCGATTTCTTCTTTTTTGTCTTTTAGGGCGCCCTGAAGTTCATTAACAACTTTTTCTAGGTCTTCATGTTTTTCTGAAACACGTTTTTCAACGTCATTCATAAGCCTTTCAGCTCCTGACATTCCGACTTCAACTATTGTTTTAACTTCGTCTTGCTTTGCTTCTTTTTCAGCAGTTTCAACTTCTAGTTGTACTGCTTTCTCTTCTGCGTCTGCAAGTTCCTTAGCTTTAGTTTCGGCTTGTTGCATTGCAATTTTAGCAGCAGTTGATTTTGCTACTTCTTCTGCAAAAGCTTTCAAGTCGATGTTAGCTTCGGGAGTTTTAGTGTCGTTTGACATATTTGTCTCCTGTTTTGAGGTTTTATCCTCGGCTTGTGGCGCAGAAAAGTTCTGAGCCTCGTTATTATTAAAGTGCGTTTTCCATTCGTCGTATTCATCCATAGTGTCAAATGACTTTGCAACTGAGAACATAGCTCCCTGATTGCAAGGTACACTAACTACAGATACTTCGAATAGTTCGGCATCTTTGATTGTATATCCATCGGTTTCTGAGTTATAATCTGCATCCTTGACTCTGAAACCGACTGAAAAGGCTCCAAGAACACCATCTTTAATAAGATCTTTTATTTCGCCTGCGGATTTGGAAACTTTCGCTCCAAATTCGAGACCATTTTCTGTAACTTCCAACGAAGTAGCACGACCGATAGGCTTATTATAGTCATGATTAAATAAAACGATTGGATTAGATTTATAGTTCTCTAGTCCATTCTTTTTTATCCATGCATCATGATTTATAGTATCGCCTGCTCTGTCGATTGCATTAGTAGATGCTAATCCTTTAATATTAACACTACCGTCTTCGTCCTCGCCAAGAGTTTTGAAAGTATTTGTCCAATGAAAAATTTTCTCCATATGTACCTACCTATTCCTTAGCTTTTTTTGGGAGCCGCCTTTGCTGGTTTTGAAACTGCTTTTTTTGGTGCTACAGCCGCTTTCGGGGCTGGAGCTGGAGCTGTTCCAGAGTTAGCTTTGGCCCATTGGTCTGGAAAGTTTGTTTGTACCATTTGAGTCATACGCGACCAAGACCCAAAAGGTCTCTTCGCTATCATAAATCTCATAGGTGCATCTGCCCCTAGAGCTTTATACTCACTTGGTGTTAAAACTTTACCTTCTTTAGCAAAAAAATCTGCTAATTGGTTAAGTATTGCTTTCTTATTCGCCATTATCCTGTTCCTCTTCTTGTGGTGGTTGTCCACCTTCTGCGGGGTTCGCTGCGCTGCCCGCTATGTTAGCTGGAACTCTTAAATCATCATGACCGTCTATAGATTCATGCCCCATTAAGTTTCTAGCTTCATTTGGTGTTACTATGCCTGTGTTGACTAAGGTTGCGTAATACGCAGCCTGGTCTCTTAACTCTGGTTGTAAAGCTGGAATGTTAGTAACATTCTCACTTAGTTCAAATCCAAAGTATCTTTCAAAAGCATAAGCTATTTTTCTTACTACAGGGAGAATAGTCTCTAAGTAGTAAAGTCTATGATTGGGTCTAATGTTTGCATTATTCCCACCGTCTAGAAGTATTGGCGGTATGCCCATAGCTTCTAAAATTGTTTTCTCATTTGCTTGTATTGATGTCTGAAAATCTAATTCCTTAAAGTTGATCTTTGTTAACTCGTCAACTTCAATTCCACCATCTAAAATAAGAGGACGTCTACCGCCCGTTGTTGGATTGTATCTTGTAGTCCAGGCTTGCAGCATTCTTTCTTTGATTCTCTCAGAAAGAGTGTTGGGACTCTTAAGTACTAATCCTGGAACTGCTCCATTCTTAAAGAAGTTATCTTGAAACTTCCTCATGTTATCTAGTAAAAACATTGTTCTGTACGCAGGCTTTAACCTAGGTGTTCCACGATAGATTGATTTAAATGAGTTTTCTTTAATATGTATTATCTCTTTCGTAGAATAGTCAACATGACCGTCATACGTAAACTTTTCTATGTAAGTACTAGTATCAGAATGGATAGTTACATTCTGTGCTGGAAGATGATATATATGTCTTCCGTCAAAATATATGAAGATGTTACCGTCTATAAGTAGGTCAATTATAAGATTTCTCTTAAAAGTATTAACATCTTGAAACGGATTCGGTTCTTTATTAAGTAATAAGTCAACACGAGTTCTTCGAACATTATCTACAACGGGTGTTATTCCATTTACTTTCTGCCCAACATCATAACTGATATCAGCAGAGTCATCTACTATCATATTTACTGCACGATTCACTACTTCTAGGTCTTCGTACGCTGATCTGTAATTGTCTTTCTTTTCTCGGGTGTCAATCGTTACCCCTTCTTCCATACCAATAAAGCTCTGCGCAGGATTTAGTTTCTCCTCTGCAGTAGGCGCTCTACCTAATATTCTATCATACCATGCCATGTTTTTCTCTTTGTTTATCCACCCATCTTTTTTGCTTAAGTGCTGTTACCAGTTTAGGTCTTTTCCCATAAATACTGTGTAGCCTTTGATGGTGGGCTTTGCATAGTGTGGCAGCTTCATTGTAAATCTCGTTATTAAATTCTTCAATAAAATCTTCACGGAGGTTCATGATCTCGTCGGCTGATGTTATAGTAAGTTTATTACTCTTCAACCAAGTATCTAAAAGCTCAGTCATTCCGTAGAAGTGGTGAAAGTCTAAATGTTCTGTGTCTCCACAGATAAAGCACTGAGTGTCTTTATTATATTTAGATTTCGCTTTGTCTCTAACGTACTTGACTAAATCTCGTTTTAAATCCATAAATTCCTTATTAATTAAAATTATACCAAATTTTTACCTTCATGTCAACA